CTTGCAGCAGGTGGAAAGGTTCTACATGCCAAGACTACTATTCAGGGTGGTTCTCCATGGCAAGAAGAGCCTACGTCTGTCAATATTGCGGATCTCATTGCTAAGGAAGTTCGTGATGATTTGGGTAATAGGTTTATTGGCAGGGCTCAGACGCAAGAGCTCCCACATGAAATGCTTCGTGTAGTTAAGTCCAATTTGCAGAGTGCCATGGAACGCAAACTGATTTCTAATTTTGATGCAATTCAGATATCTCAGGACTCAGTCGAGCCGCGTCAATATAACGTAAGCTTCCAGATCGCTCCAGTTCTACCGTTGCTTTGGATTTACTGTGAAATTTCTGTAGGAATATAGGATCTAAGGGCATAATGAGGGGGGGGCGGTTTTCTGCCCCCTCACTTTTCTTAAAAAATGGCAAACAACGACCAAGCTTTTGGTGAATCATACCCTATTACGGGTTCTACGCTTACGCGCAGGGTAGCGGCGGGTTTATCCACTCATATAATTGTGTATGTAGAAACACCTACTGGATGGGATGCCGTTGGCGCCATTCAAAATTTGACAGCTACGGAGACATGCTCCCTTAAGAGAATAGGAGAAGTTAGAACTGGTCGGACGATTGAGATAATTCCTCAGGGTCAAGATGTAGTTCAATTACAGGTCACGCGACTAGTTTTTGATAATTTAAAGTTACTTCATGCTATCGGTGCGGGTTTTTCCCATATTAGAGCACAAAGAATTCCATTTGATATAGTCATTTATGATAGAACTCATGATGAGGCAGCTAACTCTTTTCGTGGCCCAGCGGCCCCTAAGCCACATATTATGATTTATAAGAATTGCTGGCTGGGTAATTTGACGACTACATATAATGCCAATGCTTACACTATTGCAGAATCAGCTTTAATTGAATCAGAGGGCGTAGCAGACGAGCATCCAATTATTCAGGCTCTAAATGAACGTGGGCTTAGCCCTCGTTATGACCAGATCGAGAGTGAGTATGATATTATGAAGGACAATAGGGGTTCATTGTCGATAACCGATCACAGTGTTTTAACTTCACGGGAGTCTGGTAAGCCATCACCACAGGAGGTCGATAATACCGTTGCACCGTTATCACCTCCTCCAGCTTCTCTCGGTCCTAAGCCTCCTACTACTCTTCAGTTTGGGGAAGGGGATGTCTTTTATGCTTGATAGTTCACCAGCGACAAATGACAGGTACTTGTAGGCAATGCTCTCTATTAATAATAAGTAATGGGTATAGTAGTATTTCTTTAGGAGGATTAAATGGCCAGTAATATTACAGACTATCCTGCCACTGGTTCTAGTCTTGATCGCAGAATTCGCACGGGCTTATCCCCGCTTATTCTAGTAAAGGTCAATGGGGAAGCGGTGGGAGCGATACAGTCTTTAAACCCTACAGAATCTAGAACAATGGCTCGTGTACAAGAGCTAGGAACGGACGGTTTCATTGAGCTGGTTCCTAACTCCCCGACCACGGTAACCTTACAGGTAACCCGTATAGTATTTGATAATTTGCGTCTTCCACCGGCGTTTAGGCGCGGGTTTGCCCATATTCAGGCGCAGCGTCTTCCGTTTGACATTGATGTTTTTGACCGTACCCACGGCACAGCAACACCAAACGTTAACATGCAGGTTACCTCGTATCGCAATTGTTATTTTTCAAACTATGCTACTACTTACCAAGCTAATAATTATCAGATTAGCGAAACAGCGACAATCGAAGCGCAGTATGTTGAAGATCTACTTCCAGTGACGACGTCTTATAACGAACGTGATCTTGCGCCAGACATGAATCCGATTGAAAATCTTGCTAATTTGGGTATTAGAATAGGGGCCCTAGATTTCCCTGATCTAATTGATGAGTTTTTTATTGGAGGAGCTTCCCCAGAGGCTGCTCCGCCACAGAGAATTTTGGTTTCCTATAGTACACAGCCCCAGCGTACCGTTGCCTATCTGCATGGTAGGAATCCCTTAGGTTAAGTCTCTTAAGTCTGGCGTCTCGATCTGAGACGCCAGCTTAATTAAATTTATTAAATTCAGGAGAGAGATATGAACGATAACGTTAAGAGCCCCATTCCCGACGAAATTATGTATGGACGCAAAGAAGCTATCCCAGGGAACAGTGCTGTCCACACTGCCCCTACTACTTTGCCAACTAATCCACGAACAATGAGTATTATTGAAGATCTTTTAATGCTGGGCCATCTGTCGAAGAGTGTGACAATTGGTAAGTTTCGCTTTCAGCTGAGAACACTTACCAATGAAGAGAAAATGACGGCATATGGCTCTGTCCCAAAGCTAGCTGACAATACCGTAGAAAGCGCATCAGGATTACGTGATGAGCTTTTAGTGTGGGCGATAGAAAGTGTTAATGGGACCCCACTTGAGCATTTCTATAGTGGGAATCAGGTGGATTTGTCAGTTAGGGAAAAGCGTCTAGCGGTAATTAAAAAGTTAGCTACGCCAGTTTTAGACAAGCTTTTTCTTTTGTATAGCGGCCTGGAGGATGAGGTTGCTAAAACTATTGAGAAAGTATCCTTTGATGACGTAAAAAACTCCTGAAGGAGCCGGGACAGCGTCTCCTTTGGAAAGTATGCAAAGCTTTAGGTAAAACTATTGATGACCCATATATCAGGGGCATGAATCGCTTGCAGTTTTTTTGGTATGCCGCTAATATTAATGCAGACGATGTGGACATCATAGAATATGATCGCAATACAGTAGAATATGAAGCTGCTTTAATAAGCTCCGAAGGGGCCGAGAGAGTTAGAAATGTTAAAGAGGCTAGAGAGAATGTTGAGGCTGGCGGTCATCACTCAGCTAAGGATGAAAACTTTGAAGATACAGTTCAGGAGTTATTTGGTAGAACAGCCAGCCCAGAAGGGGTAAGCCCTCCAATTCAACGAGATAATCCACGGCGCCTATCAGCCAGGGATTTAGATGTAATTAGAGTCATTAAAAAGGGGCCTCAGAAATAAGGCCCTTTTTTAATATTAATATTATTTGATTTGTCAGGCGGGAAAAATTTGATTTGTCAGGCGGGGAATAATGGCAGAAGTGACTGATTCTATACCTAATATAGTCTCTGCGATTACGGCGCAAAGAAAATTAGCAGAGGCTTCAGGAAAAGTTGCTGAAAATATTGCACAATCTTTTGAGCAGATTTCAGAAGTTTTCCAAAAAACCAATAAAGCCATATCTGAATTAGGCGGAACTTTTAGTAAGCTTTTTGGGGATATTAATTCTGTTAATGATATTCCTCTAATAGACACTATTGGCGATATAACTCTGGCGATAAATAAAGAGCTAGGTATAGCAATTAAGACGATTACTATTGTGGCCGAGTCGCTTAATAAAATTGATGCTGCCTTTGTTGATCTGAGAAAAAGCAGCGTTATAACTGGAGCCGCTTTTGGTCAATCCTCCATGGAAGTTAAGCGCTATGCCGATAATCAAATGGCCACTTTAGGCCGTCTCAGTAACACCCTGGCGGTAAAAACAGAGGAATTTGATAGATATCAAGAGGCTCTTCGCGGAATGGCCTTTTCATATAGAGATTTAGATCAAAGTATTCAAGCCTGGGGTCCTCGGGCAGCTATTGTTGATCATTTGTTTGGCATTAGTAAGGGGCTTGGTGTTGATTTCTCTACAGTTCTAAAAGATTTTGAGGATTTGACTTTAAGGGCGGGTCATGCCTCTGGTGATTTCACAAAAAACGCAGAGGCAACTACTAGAATATATAGAGGTTTCGCATATTCAGCTCAACGTCTAGGGGTTACTGTTCCGTTTATCAGAGATGAAATTATGAAAGCTGTTACGGGCCATTGGACATCAATTACTAATATTGAAAATAGGGCAACAGACTTAAGGATAAACTATGAAAAATTTTATACTCAATTAGCTAAACAAGGCCAAGAGGGTTTAGCTGGGGATTTTTTAGCTAAAGTCCAGGGCGGTTTAACTAATTTAAATCTAGGTCAGGCGGCATGGCTAACTGGGACTACGGGAGTGATGTCTATTGGAGAATCATTAACTTTAATGGCTCAAATTAGAGATGCTCAAGGTGGTGGTCGCATTCAGCCAATGTTAGCTACTATAAAAAAGACATTGGAAAGATATAGTGGGACTGCGATAGAGTCGATTAACCAAATGATAGAGAGGGGAGCAGACATCTCCCATTTAGCAATGCAACACACTTTCCAACGAGAACAAATAAAGTCTCTTTTTCATATAACAGATGAGGGCGAAGCTGAAAATCTTATGGGGCTTATCAATAAAATGTTTGCTGAGGGAACATCCGCAGAAGAAAGGGCAAAAATTCCAGAGGAGGTCAGCAATATTTTGACTCATGGGAAGGATGTGGCACAACAGCAACTAACGGCTTTGCAGGGTATTGCTATTAATGTAAAGGGGCTTTTTCTTCATTATGTTTATGGTGATAGCGCAGAGAAGATCTTGGAAGCACAGTTGAGTGAAACTCCTGAGGAATTTGAACGCAGACATTTAGCTGATGCAGAGAAAGAATTAAAACGTCCTCTTACTTCAGAAGAAAAACAAGCGACTCTCTCAAGGGCACGTGAGCTTTGGGTAAATCTAAGAGAAATGGTAGCAGTGGGGGCGGTTGAACCTGGCAAAATAGGCGATGCGTTGAAAGAGTTGGAAGGTGGAACTGTAGATTATTCGGGGAACATAGGAGGGACGCGTGCCGGTCGAGCTCTTAAACCTTGGCAAAGTGGAGCGACAAAGCCTGGGGAAATTACTAGTGGGTATGGGCCGAGAATAGATCCCATCACTCGGCAGCCTGAATTCCATGGCGGGGTTGATATAGCGGCTGGCGAAGGGACATTACTTACATCACCAATTAGTGGGACGGCTATATACCATCCGAATAATAGGGGGTATGGTAATATGCTCGTTATCACTGCTAGCGACAAAAGTCAACGTATTTTTGGCCATCTATCGGATGTTCCAGATAAGTTTAAAGAAGGAGTAGGGGTACATGTGGAGACAGGAGAAGTTATAGGATACAGTGGAAGTACTGGTAGGTCTACTGGCCCGCATCTCCATTATGAGGTTAGAGTCCCTGGAAAGGACGGTAAATATACCACAATAGAACCGGCTCAGGAAGAGGTGGCCTACTTACAGCGGCATATAGAGAGAAATGATACTAAGCCGGCAAGTAGTTCTCAGCTGGTGGCGTCGTTTCCTCCTTCGGTGCCTTCCTCTTACCTACCACAGTCGGTGGACGCGGCTGGGGCTGGCGCTACACCTCCACCATCATTTCAGTTGCCTTCTCCATCGTCGCAGTCACCTCTTACTGGTTCAGCCGCAGAAGGCGATCATAACTCAACCTCCGATGTGATCAAGACGTCTCGTTCCCCACAAATAACAATTTCTTTGACAGAAAACAAACGCAGAAAGCTGAGCGGCAATGATATGCCGTCTGGCGGGAATCCTAAAAAATAGCCATGGAAGATAAAGATATAGCAATTCAACGTGCGTCACGAGCCGCCGAGGAAGCTACGATGGCGGCGTATGAGTCATATCTTCGTATATTGCAGAAAGTGACTCGTTCAGCTCGGGTGATGGAAGAAGCTGCTAAAGACACCCAGTCTGTTTTAAACGATCAAATAAAATCGCTTTCTGATTCTGGCGTAGTTAGAAATTTAACTGCCATGATGAAAAAAAGTGAAAACATTAAAGTTAAAATGTCGGGCCAATTACTAGAATCCGGCGTTCAGGTCATAGATACCCTAACAAGAATACAACAATCAATGATTACAGCAAAAACCACAGCTATTCAACTGGGGGCGTCTTTTGTGTTGACCTCAGAGGAGGTGGCTAGGTTTGCCGGTGTGATGTTGGGAAACATTGGGGATCTTAAGGCTTCGTTGCATGTTCAACAGCAGGAAGTAGATAAATATTTTAACACTGTAAAGCATATGGCTGGGGCATATGCTATGATGAATGCTCAAATCACAGATTCTAGTGGAGCGTCGGTAGAAAGTATTCATACTACTTTATTTAAGTTTAGCAATGCTTTCCAGTATGATATTATCCCTTTAACGAAGATGGTATATGGTGCAGCCGGAAGAATGGGTGGAGCTGAGGATCCAAAGGTAGCCATATATAGAATGATGGATGCATGGGTGGATGCTACTAAAATGTTGCGTGCAGTAGGAATGTCCACAACAAAGGGTCTAGGAGATTTAGCCTCTATTGTTGCCGGCACAGAGGGAAGTGTACTAGATGGAACCAAACGGATTGCGAATATTGCTTCTTTGTATACGAGCGTGTTTTCTATTCTCCAGAGAAAGGGCCAAGAAGCTCTAGCGGATCGATTCACGCAAATTATGGATTCTGGATTACGGCAACTTTCACCTCAGGCATCGGGGTTGATGGTGTTAGGAAGATTTACAGGTGGCTTAACTGGGGGTATGACAGATCCATTGGCCGGTGGCATGGTTATTCGTGCGGCTTTTAGGATGGGTGAAGACCTAAGAACTGGGAAAGCGCTTTCAACTAATGATATGATGAAAATGGTGGTGTCTGCTATTGAGGGTTATGCAAAAACCCCTATATTTACATTTACCCCCACTACAACTAAGGGGCTGTCAAGTGCGATGCAAGACGAAATTGGTAAGCAATATTTATTGTTAGATAGGGTAATGCAGGAAATGTTTCCCGAAGGAGGCGATTTTTCTCAACGTATGACTTTAATGGGGATATTGAAGGGCTTTAAAGATAACAAGCATATATCTGATGAAGAGGCTAAAAAAATAAGAAAAGCCCTTGGTAGTGGGCTCAATGATGCGGCCGACATAGAGGGAATGAAGAGAACTAATTTGCAGCAAATATGGGACCACGTGTCGGGGATATATATGAAGGCCGTGGGGTTGATGGGTATTGACTCAGAGAGGAACAAGAGAAAAGCAAAGACTATTTTAGCTCTTCAGGCTGGCTCTCAACAAAACTACATTGACTCTCATATAGCGGCCTATAAAAGAGAAAACGCACAAGCGGACACCACTGCTGCATCTTTAGCCCTTGCAAAGCAATGGCAAGAAATTCAACGTGATAACACTTTATCCGCAGCTGATCCTGCACATGGAGACGAGTATATTGCTAATAGGATACGAGAGTTGTCTGTGAAATATAGTCTACGTCTCAAGGTTAGTCCAGCAGACGCTCAGATATTAAATAGTGATGCTTCAGCCGAATCTAAAATGGCGATATACGCAAAATATTTAGGGCCCATAGTCAAGCAAGATTTAAATGATAAGGGGATTACTGACGAAGAGACTATTAATGAGGCTCAAAATTCTCTTAATTTTTGGTATGATGAGGCGATGACAAAGAGGGCACAATCCCAGAGAATAGGTCAGGCATCTGCTCTGTCGGGTTCTATGGGAACTTCGTATGCCTATAGAGTCCTCAATGAACCCAGTCATTTGACTCTGAATGAGGCGCGTGGCGGCGGCCAGCCAGCGTCAAAAGACCTAGAGGGGGTCGTAGAGCATAAACAGGGGGAGACGGGGACTTTCCAGGAGGGGGAGCTTACCGTGGGGGCTTCGGATGCCTTGCGCTTAAAAAGCATGGGAGGTTTAGCATATATTCTCAGTAAGGCAAAAATTTTATCGGAAGCCAATTTAACGGGTGATACACTAGAACATCTTAAAGCCGAAATCTCCGGGCAAGAGTCCAGGGGAAACTATTATCGTAATAATCCTGATCCACGGTCTAGCGCAACGGGTAAATATCAATTTCTTCTTGCTACGGCAGCTCAACTTTACCGACAGCACTCTAAGGCCTTTGAGGCTTTAGGGGTGGGGGCCCAAGCCTTCGAGTCCAAAGAAAGCATGAGACAAGTAATGCAGGGCCCACAGGGTGCGTTAATCCAAGAGAAAATGATGGATTTTGCAATAAAAGATTATGCTAAAAATTTACGTGCTTTAAACGTTCCAGTTACCGCTGAAACTTTAAAGTTAGTGCATTTTATGGGAATTGGAGGGTTTCGCAAGTGGATGCGTGAAGGTGCTTCTTTGGAATATGTTCCTGGGGCCGATAAAGGATTTACAAACGCAACAGTGGGAGAATATCTTGGTTTAGCAAAGCGCTCTGGCGCATGGCCCACCTCATTCTCTACTAGCAAGACGGGTTCCTCTGACATATCGGCTGGGTCTTTATCAGATAGAGAAATTAGAATTGATAAAACAATTGCTGCCGTAGACCCATCGGGAGTACCTACCGGCAACACCTTTCATTTATCAGCTATTTTTAGGTTTTAAACTGGGAGACTCAAATGGCAGAATGGAAAAGATTTTTAATGGTTTGGGAATTATATGATGGAACTATGGTGGAGATGTATATTAATCCCCAACAAGTGGTATTTAATCATACTAAAAAAATTACTTCCACTAGAACTAAGGGTGGCTTTGTAGTTCAATATTGGGGAGATGAATTAGACACAATGCAAATTAGTGGAACAACTGGCTCTGCTGGGATAGAGGCCATTGAAGTTCTTTATGATATATATAGGTCTGAGCAGCTAAGTGATTCTGGACTTACGGCGCTAAAGCAGATAGGGCTTAAATACAATAAATCGCTTAAGTCTGATAAGAGTCAGGCATCTGAGGATCAGGATAAATATCATAGGTCAGACTTAGTGTCTCGGGCTACACAAGTTACTCTTTGGTATGGGAATAAAAGGTACTATGGATTTTTCACTAATTTTAATATAACTGAATCTGCCACTGCTCCAGGCGAATATCTTTATACTATTAATTATACTATATGGAAAACGAAGGGCAGGGACGTTAATTATATGCCTTGGCACAGGTCGGTTCAAGGAGAACTTATTTCTTCAGAAAAGGCGATAGCCTCAGGAGACGCGGCGAAGCCTTCGACAAAGGCGATAGCCTCAGACGCGGCGAAGCCCTCGACTCCCACTTATCTTGACCCTAATACGGCCCCGTATAACCCCTCTTCACCTTATGCTTCATGGTGGACGCCTGGTGGGGCTCAAACCCTATCGCCCCCCGCTTATCTTGATCCTAATACTGCTCCAGGTCCCTGATAGTGAGTTATATGTTTGTAAGTCAATTAAAATGATAGAGAAGATATATAATGCCTAACAATACTAATGGTCAGCCACCGGCTTTTACATTAAATCCCACGCCTCAGGTAGAGGGGGCTACAGGTAATCTTCCTGCTACCGCCTCCGTTACTCCTTCGGCGTCAGCTACTCCTATGGCCACTCCTACGACTACGTCGTCATCGCTTCCCACTTATCTTGATCCTAATACCGCTCCATATAGCCCTTCGTCTTCCTCACCCGAACATGTGCTATGGGATAATGGAGATCAAAATGTTACGGGCCTAGCAAGGGCGTACCGCGAGAAAATGTTGGCGGCGGAGCTTACTTACACTAGGGAGTGGCGCGATACACCTTTGCGCGTACAAGAGGGACAGTTTAAAAGTTGGGAAGAGGCAGATGGTACTTATTTTGTAGAGCCTGGCCAAGTTGCTAAGGATTTGCAACGTATTCCAGAGGTGGATGCTAAGAAGTCTTTGATTGTTGTTCAAACCCCGTCTGCTTCCGTTTATTTTAGAAAGAAATATTTTAGGCTTTTGGTGTCTTCGGCCGCTTGGAGTCCAGCATTTCAATCGGCAATTACAGATTTGATGATTCAGAAGACAATAGACATTGCTACAGTAGAGGCTTTGACGAAATATAGAAATATGTATGGCGTTTCGGATACTGATGCAGAGGGGACGCTTACTAAGATAGCCCAAGAGAGAAACACGGCGCCTCAAAGTCGAGAATATAATCATTATAGGGCCTATTGGTATGGTAAGCAAGTTACGGGGATTGACGTAGGTGGTGTCTTAGAAGTTACCAATTTTACCTCTCTAAGCACTAGTCTTTCGGTGGAAACTGGGGATTCTGGCAGTTGTACTATCAACTTGGAAGATCCGTATAATCTTCTGTATGTGAGCAAAAAAGATATAGATAATCTTTTTGAATATATGGAAGACTTAAAATATGATGACAGTAGCGTTGCACAAACTCAAGCAGCTCTAGAAAAAAAACTAGCAGACGCTCAGCAGGCCCTAGCAGAGGCGGACGCTGCGCGAAAGAAAGCAAACGAAAAAATGGAGTCGGAAAATGACAAAACTAATGAGAGTGGGGGCCTTGATTTAACTCCGTACATTAACCAGTTAGCGGCGGAGATCAAAGCGCATCGTGGGCAAGATAATGTAGTGGATGTTACGTCATCGGCTCGAGCGATAGTTAACGATCAAAAGATTAGCAAATCCATATTGCAATATTTCGCACAAAAGAACAACGATCAAACGAAGTCTAACACTACTCAGGCTCTATCTGAATGGTGGAAGTCTCAACGTGACACTATTACTTCAAATATTTCAATAAACTCTGACTGGTTTACGGATATTGAGACAGCAAGATATAGTTATGGTGTCCCTGAGTTAGTATCAAACGAGATATTTATTGAGTCCATACCTGGAGCCCAAGAATTAATTTCATATTATAAAAAAATGCAGGGTGAGTTTGTTGCTTTTCCTGATGATGCTCAAAAAATATCCGATCTTAGTTCTTTTAATACAATGGCTAACCAAGCAAAGTCAATGTTGGAGAAAGTATCCGGCGGTCAGCATGTATACTTTAAGTCTGATAGTCTACTAATGAAAGAGAGTGACTTAGAGACTATTGACAATTTTATGTCTACCGTCGCTGCTGCCTATGCCATATACGAAGCTATTCAGTTGCTGCTGAATACAATGGCGCGACAGGCAATCACCGCTGAAGGGGAAGCATCAACTTCAGGAGAAAACACCGTAGAAGCTGACGATGCATACAAAAAAGCACAGGACGCTGTTGCTCAAGCTACCAAAGATCTAGACGATTTCAATAGACAACATATGGGTCAAAGGCCAGTTGCTAAGCTTAAAAGTGGGGCTACTTTCACTAGAAAAGCAGAAGTAGACAATCTTTACAGGTTCTTAGCAGGCCGTAGCATTTTTACCGTAATGGATGAGATTTATGTCTGGATGTCATCCGCAAAAGAACAGCTTATGGACTTTAATTTGATGAGCCAGCTGCTACAGAGGTATAATGAACTAAAGGCCAAGTTGCAGCCTACCGACAAATTAAAGGCTCAGCTTGAGCAAGCAATAAAGGATAGTGCTGCATTAATGGCTAAGGCTAAAGGATCGGAGGGATCGTCCGGACCAGCCGAAGAGCCTCAGGCAACAACTTGCGATGCTCTTATTAGGCAGATGACAGATGCTATGGTGAAGTATATCCAGGGTTTACGCCCGCAGAGTGTTGAAGGAGGTTCTCTATCTGATACAACGCCACTAGACCCGGCTGTGACGAATGATTTTTTTGTTTCTTTCAAACCTCAACTAGCTAAATTATGCACCTCAGCTGTAGCTAAAAGCTGTTTAGAGAAGTTATGGGGGAATTATAACATTGAAAATGTTAATTACGGCCCACAGCTAATTCTTGGGGCGCATTCTGGAGAAAATGTAAGTCTTGCCTTTAGTGTTACTTGGTCCATGCAGTCACTTTTTGAGGGTGAGGTAAAATACGATGGTATTTTACTGTATGATTTAAGTCAGCCGGCAGATCAGCAGTCGTGGACAATACATTCAACTAATGGGGGTGTATTTGTTACTATTGATTCTGATCCAGCTATTAAAAATATGTCCACTTCAGATAAAGACTCATTACAGAATCTGTGTACGCAATATCATTTTTGGTTATCTGCAATAGGACAAGCTAGGAATCAGCAGGCAACTAACATTCATTTGATTCCCAATATAGAGACAATAATTGGTGAGGCGACGGACATATTATTGTATCATATTCTGTCTCATGTACACACAGGAACTCAAGCACTGTTTACTTCTATTACAAATTTAGATCAGTGGAATTATACATTCCCATGTTGGGCCCCTCCATATACAGGCGTGGCAAAAACTATAGACTATAAGACGAATTGTTCTAAAGACATTGTTGATAAAGTAGATGAGTCGGCTGTTATTGAGACGGCTATTGTCTACCTCCGGTCTTTTTTAAATACTTTAAATGACTCGGATTTTCAGCCAGCGGGGACGGAGGGAACATCGACGACATCTGGGTCTTCGGGGTCTTCGGGGTCGGGCAGTGAGAGCACCTCTAACCCTCCTGGTAACTCTGGCTCTTCTGGTCCTTCTACTCAAGAACCAGGGAGCTATGACCAATCGGCCTTTGATGATGCTGCGGCGGCAAGTTCGGATCAGCAAATCTCGGACCAAGCTAAGTACTATAGACAAAAAAAAGAAAAAGATAAAGAAATAGAACAGTTAACCGAGACTATTAACCAACAGAATGCTTACTTAGCAGAGATGAAAGACATTAAAATGAGGTTTAGCGGTTTTGGTTTAGACCCAGATTCCAATCCGGATGTTAAAGACTTACTTGTGTTTGCCCTAGAAGGAGGGATACAGGTATTTAGCGGAGTTGTGACCAGGGTATCTGAGGCTTATAACGATGGGGTTCACACTGTTTCTATTAGCGCCTCCTCTGTAATGAGGTTTTTGGAAATGACTAGATTTATTAATACTCCTTCGGTTACTAACTTTGGGGGGTTATTATATGACCCAATTGATGTTAAGGTAGAGGGAGATGGTACTATTTCAGCTAAGGGCGCTACGTTTAGTTGGCGACATGGTCAATATTTTGCTGCTGGCAATGTAGATTTAATTTCTATTTTTACGGGAGCTAACGACAAGGCCTCTGCTTTAGAGTCTAAAACATATGATTACGCTAGACGTGTGGGCTTTACTTTTGAGAAGTTCCCATTAGAACAATTGGATTCTGCTAATATTATTTCGGTTATTACTACTGGGCTAGCTTTTAATCCCTCGTTGGCCTTAAAATTGTCTGTGCCAGATTCTGATCATTCATTTAGGCGATATAGCGACCCAACTGTCGCCCGCTCTCCCATACCGGACAATTGGATTAATTTGCTCCAAATTAGTAATAGTGCCCAAAACAAAGTGTTTGGAAATTTTGTACCATTTGGCTGGATTCCTGCGGATATCACTATATATAATCCTAAGATTTTTACTGATGAAGCTTATCTACATAGTCTTCAGTTTTTTGATAAGACTCAGGCCACTACACCGTTGCATGACTCTTCAAATCTACCGACAACATTGAAAGTTCCAATAAAAATCACAAACAAGGATCTCAAGGCAGCATTACTTAAATTTTTATTAAATTCTCCAGCTTTTCAGGGACAGCCACAGCAAGACTCAATGTTGGTACTTTCTACTTATGGTCAAGCGTCTGCTTATATTGACGCTTTGAGTTTAAACAAGAGGTCTAGTCCAGGTTGGCCAGCAGGTCTTACTGACGATATGGTGAATGCGGAAATTGATGCAGTTTTAAATCAAATTGGGGAGTATTCTGATGTTCTTAAAAATTTTGTGGTGCATGACGTGATTGAAGGATATCCGTCTAAAGCTGATCCACAGCGAAGTGACCTTGTAAAATGTATTGACTATAGAGATGCTCAAAATTCTATTCTACAAAATTCTAGAGCAGATGTAGTAATGAATATAGATCAGAACTTTCTAGTTATAGATATGACGTATACGGCTAGCATAGCCGTTCGTGCGTTTAACTTCCAACTTAATACAAATACAGATTTTTGGAACACAGATAGGCTTAGTCCAAAGCAATTGTGCGAGCAAGTAGCTGAGCAATTAGATTGGGAGTTTTTCCCCGATTCCCAGGGGAATATTTGGTATAGAAAACCGCAATACAATAGGGTGCCATTAAGCGTATATAAAGAGAAGATTCTGCCTTATGTTTTGTCATTTTTAAAGAACTCTTACGATGATTTTGTTAATGCGGCAAGTGGGAACTGGGCCACATGGGAACGTAGCATAGGTTATGATGCATCTCATCAAAAATTGCTAAAGTACTTGCCTGGCATAGATAAGACTTGGGTGCAGGTATACAGACATCCATATTTACTAGCGCAGCTCTTAGAAGTTGACTATCCTATTGAAGAGTCTTCATTTGCGGAAGAGCTGTTTGGAGATTCCACCGTTGTTTCTTCCGTAGATAGGTCTCATTATTACATTAAAGATAAAGATATATTAAGTTGGTCCTTTGAGGAAAGTGAGCCCAAGTTTTGTCGTCTAGACGTAGCTGGGGCCATGGAGGGCGTGGACGGAGTTCCCGAGATGCCAAAATATTTATATGCCTGTGGAGTAGACTTTGACCTATGGGCGCATTATGGATTTAGAGAAGAAAAAGTACAAAAGAACTTTATGAGGAATGCGTTGGAACAGGGACTTCCATACGTGGCAGCCTATCTTACGCAGCAATATTCTGCACTTCGGCGTGGGTCTATCCAAGTAGTAGGAAATCCTTTTTATCAAGCTGGAGAGGTTGTTTATATCGAAAGTAGAAATATGCTTTTTTATGTGATTAAGGTTGCGCATAATTTCTCTTATGGCGGTCAGTTTACCACGACATTGACTTTGGGTTATGGGCATTGTCCCGGTGAATGGGTTTCTAATCCTTACGATGCAACACCGGCTTTACTTTCTCACGATACGAGATTTTTAACAGATTATGATGTAGAAAGCTTTGTAAAGCTTGTTGAGTATCAACAGCAGATGGTCGACAACGCAGGACATGCCTCGACCAGTGGCAGCGCAAACGTTTCTTCAAAATTACCTCCTCCTTATCTTGACCCTGATACGGCCTCGTATAACCCATCTTCACATTATGCTTCATGGTGGACGCCTGCGGCTGCCGAGGGCGGAACTCAAACCCCTAGTCCTACACAAACCCCTAGCTCCACAAGCACGGGGGAGTGCGTTCCGTATGATCCAGTTACCGGGCTTGCAGGTACAACTCCACCCCATACCACTTGGGATCCTAGCATAGTGGATAGGTTAACGGCTTCTTTGTATTACAATAGAACGACACATAAACTTGATTTGGTTCAAGATCTTAGAAAAGCCTCTCAGAATCCTGGCTTAACAAAGGGGTGATTTTTTATGAATGTTGCATTAGACAATATTATTTCGAAATTAAGGCGAGTATCAGATGTCTTTTATGGTCGAAATAAACTAATATCGGTTCGTTTTGTAGTGTTATATGATCCAGCAGAGGTTAGCAGCTTACAGCAGTCGGGGGTAATTTCCTCTTTGGCTGATTTAGATGCTTTAACTATAAAAAACTGTGAATATATTATCGATCAAGCAAAAGCGGCGCTTGGTGATTATATTAAAGTCTTTCAGTTTTACACGGAGACTAGAATCGATGTTAACAGTGGTAATGGTTCTAACTTATTTGTTTTTGTAGATTATTTGTTAGCTTTATAAGGTGAGAAGATGATTGACGAAAGACCATTCTCTTTTTCTGATTTAAGATTTGCGGTTATTGTCACCCACAATGACGATGGAACTTATGATATTTCTTATGGTGATAATCCTCCTTACCAGATTAGAAAGGGCGTTACTGCCCTTTCCCCGGGGACTGGTTTTGGTGGTGGGCTGCATTCATCTTATGC